GGGCGGCGCCCGACAGGCTCATGCCGTCGTCGACGTAGTACCGCACGAACGCCTCCTGCTGGGCGGTCAGAGGCTTGGTCGGCAGCATCTCGTCGAACAGGATCAAGTCCTCAGTCTTCTCTGCCGCCTGCGCCACCTCCTCCTTGAGGCTCGTGAGCAGCGACACACCTTTGCGAGCCATGGTGGCCCCTCCTAAAAGTCCCTAAGTCTACCACCGCAATCGTCGTGGTGCCTACGAGCCGATGGTGGGCGACGCCGCGCTGAGGGAGCCCCCGAGGCGCTAAATCAGCCTGCCGGTCAGGGCTGAGGTGTGGGCCCGTGTCACCATCTGTCGCTAAGTACCTCGTACTCGGTACTAAGTTCTTGGATCTGCACGGGGGCTGAGGGGGCCTGGCGGGCATGGTCTGACATGACAGCCCTGACAGGCCGCTGAGTGGGTCTGGCAGGGTGTGCCTGGCTCCGGTGCCCTGACTGACCCGGGCGGTTGCGGCGGCATGACAGGCTGCGCCAGGGGCGCACGCCCCCGAGGGGTAACACCTGCTCCATTTCCAAAATTTGCAGAATTTTTCCGGGCAGACGGTACTGTCACGACCCCGGGGGTGGTTCGGATTGATCTGGCTGATCTTCGTACTTAGTACAGGGTACGAGGTGCTGAGAGCGAAGAAGGAGAGGGGCGCTGCCGGGCGGTGGCCAGACTGACGCCGGCACGCTGTCGGGCCTCGCCCGTCAGGGCGGCGGGACTAAGGAACTCTCAGTACGAGTCCATTTCGTCCGTTTCGAGCCGGCGCGATCCGGGGGCTCCCCGACTTCAAAATCCCCACCCCCCACTTCGGTTTCGCTTCGCTCAACCTCGTAGTACCCAGTACTTCGTACTGGGTACTCAGAAAGAAGGCTCGCTGCGCTCGCATTATCCTCGCCGCTTGCGCGGCTCGGAGACTAAGTACTCAGTGCTGTGCACTGAGTA